GGGTAAATGTTCTATCACTGTTTTAGCTGATAGCCATCTTCACCACATTAGTATTCTGCATGAGTTTAGCAAACTTTACCTTGTTTCCATTTACAATCTCTTTGATCATATAATATCTCAAGTCATTTGTAAATGCTTCACAGTCTGTAGTAAGCTTAGCTAATCTATCAATAATAGGTGCAGCAACAGAACCTTTCTCAGCCATAACAAGTGAATAGTTTACCAATCTGGTTGCAATTACACTTGAAATATCTGCCCTGAAATCATCATCTTTACCAACTGCACTTGTCAAAGCTCCCATTACATATGCTTCATCCTTGTTAAGAATATCATCCGGAGAGATAATCTTATCTAGTTTATTGTTAATAAACATAGTAAACATAGAACTAAAGTCATTACCAACAGAACCTTCACCAATCATTTGGATTAGTGGAAGATCATCTTCAAACTTTGGAATAGAACTAATAGCATTAAAGAACGTAGTAATAGCTCTTGGATTAACTCTTTGAGTTACAAGCTCTGGGTGCATCAACATAAAGTTAATACATCTGCCATCTATTCCTGCTGTCTCAGCCCATTTACCCCACACATTAACATCATACTTCATCTCTACAGAAATAAATCTGGTCTTCTGAGCAACATCCAAAGAAGTAACATTATAGTCACCATTGTCTGGATTAGTGGTTAAGATTACATGCCAGTTCTTAGGTAGCTTCCAAGAAACATATTCTTGTCTATCTAGAATCTCCATAGTAGCTTGCATAAATCTGTGGTCAGCTCTGGTATAATCATCCAATACCAAGAAGCCACCCTCACCTTTACCTTGAATCCACTCTGGAGCAGCATGAGCCATTCTCTTATCTACAACAGTAAACTTAGCATTAAGAGCTCCTTGAATCTGAGCTTCATTTATCCAACGCTCTTTACCTTCTGCATTTCTTACCAAGAATTCTTTAACAGGAAAACCAACTAAGTCACCTAATTCTTCTATCTGAGATAAATTAAGCTTTACTACATCCATGTCAAGTTCTTTACCTAACTGCATGATAGCTGAAGTCTTACCAAGACCGGCATCACCTTCAATATTAATTGCCACTGGAACTTTTCCTTGGCTTTGGATATACTGGTTATTTGCAACCATATGGCGGATAAATCCTTTTAACTCTTCTACGTTTAATTGTACTGTGCTCATAGTTTTTCTTTTTATAGTTCTAATTTAATTACATGACCTGGTAAACTTTCATTCATACTTGATCTCTCTGACAAAACCCACAGGATACGTCCTTTTGGCTTTACAGATGTATAACACTCTCCGTCAGTAAAATACACCAGGCTTGTATATTTCTTTTGGTTAGCATTATAATAATCTAGAACTGGATCAAACTCAGTCCCACCTCTACCTTTTACATTTAGTTCATTCTTACCTTTGTATTCTTCTATAGAATTAATACTTGTGTCACATTGAACTATTGTAATATCTACTCCAGCTTTATAGATATGGTGTATCTCATTCATAAATTCATTTAACTCTGCATCACTTACAGAACCTGAAGTATCAATGGCCAACAATATATGCTGTTTCATTTTAATTTTAAGGCCAGGATTTTCATCATACCTTCTATTCTCTTTTCTTCTAATCTTCTTGGTAAATACTTTAGTACTTGTACCAGAAAATCTTCTGACATAACTTCTCCAGTCAAATTTAGGTTTAACTATTTCTTCAATAATTATAACACCTTCTATCTCACCTGGAACATTCCCCCTCTTCTTAATAGTTTGTTCTTTAGCATCTGATAAAACTTTTTGAATTTGCTTCTCAATTAGTTTTTTCTCAGCTTCACTAAGATCATCAAACTCTTCCCATGTACTATGATCAGGAACATCTCCGTTGTCTATGTTGTCTAGCAACTTATCCATCTCCTCATTCCCACAAGTACCATCCTTGTCCTTTTCATCTTTAAGCTGTTGTAGTTTATCATAATAATATCTACAACCTGCTTTAATATCAAGATTAAGATCTTCATAGTTGTTTATATCTATACCTCCATCTGGCAAATAATCTGGATCAATATACTGATTGATCTCCATGTCCATTGCAACATTAGCAAGTTTCTTGTTTCTAAAAGAACCAAAACTCACTAAATGTCCAAAAGCAATATGCAATAACTCATGCTTAAGCAATCCCATTTGATGCTTCTCACTAAGACTTTCCCAAAACTCCTCATTGATAGCCAACTGATAGTTGATACCATTCTTACTCACACCTGCCGTAGGAAGATCTTTTCTCCACATTTTATTGAGCATAATAAGAAAGAACCCATAATAGGGCTCTTTCAACATTAGCTCTTTACTAATTTTACTAAGACTTTGTTGTTTGTCCATCTTCTTTTAGTTTTATATCTAACTCAAATTTATCCGTGGGATATCCCATAGCATCTAATATCTTAGTCATGTCTCTAATAAAATATTCTAAGAATAATTCTATTGATTGTTTACTAGATTTATTTGCTGTCATTAGTGCAAGTATTTCTCCGGAGATTAGTTTACTTTCCCAATATCCATTGAACTTCTCAATTCTCTCTACTATAAACTCATGTGCAGGTTTACAGTCTTGTTCCCAACTACTCAAGTTATACTCACCATATTTATACATTACCATTATCTCTCCAACATATTCTTTAAGATTTAGATCTTCTATTATCTTAAAAGCTACAAGTCTATTGTCTTTGTCTGGAGATCTCAGCATTCCAATCAGATTCCTTACTTCATCTTTTGTTAAAATCATCAGTCTTCAATTTTATTGCTAACTATTTTTGCCCAATTTTTTGCAGATGTTTTTATATGATTAATCATCTCTTCTTTTTCTTCTACAGATACTTTTGCTTTACCTGTAGCATATGCATTATCTATAACTTGTAGATATTCTTTAAGGGTAAATACTTTTTCTTCTTCCATCAGTCCTCAATCTTTAAAGTTTTAATCATCCACTCTGTAGGTGTATTTATATTATCAACCCACTCTTTAGCACTTGGAATATAACCATTGCAATCTTCTTTAACATGTTGCTCACCAACATATCTTGTGTATACAACTCTGTTATCACTATTTACAAAACTTACTCCAAAGATGCTTTCCATCTCAAATATACCTTCACTGTGGTGTCTAAACATTCTGTGTTTAGAATGTCCTATCCAAGCTTTTGTTTCATCAAACCATTCATGATATACCATGTATTCTTCTGGTTTACCTCCCCACTTTCTAGCAGAGGATTTTGCATGTTCCCAAGGATGTGACATTAGTCTTCTGTTTTTCTAAATAAATTACCTACATGTACAAACTCATCATAATCAATTCTTCTTATGTTATTTTCTACATTATATTCTCCTGAAGGAACTAGTATAGACAATGTACCACTACCACCCTCATTATTCCACCAATCCTCAATATCATCAAGAATTTTATCTGTTGCAAAGTTTTCTATATTTATTGCAAGTTCATTATTTAGTGCCTTTAAGTTTTTAGAATCCCAAGGTAAATTCTGAACTTCTCCAAGTGAAACACCTTCTTTGTCTGTATAAAATATATCTTCTATACAACCACTATCTCCTCCACCTTCATAATTTATTCTAATACCAGTAACCCCCAGATCCGCTAACTGGATCAAGGTTTGTGTTAATTCTTGTTCTGTCATAATTATTTGAATTTGTAAAACCTGCCTAGGATATTACCATTTAAGAATTCATCACTCTCTAATACACCTCTAACAAACTGAAACTTAGTCTCATAATAAGTAAGTTCCATTTTAGAGAAACATATCTTGAGCATGTATCTTCTAATTTCTATCCCGGCTTTATGTGCATCTTTCAGCACAGCATTGCTACTATAATAGTCTAGATAGGTAAGTTTCTTTTGTATAGTATATTTCTTAGCTCTCTTATCCTGCATAGAAGACAGGGCTTTCTTGCCAAATCTCTTCTTTGTTACAGAATAAAAGTTCTTCTTTCCAATATACCTTACAAGTTTACCGTCTATTATAGCCTGCATCTCATACACAAAACCCTCTGCTCCTTCTGGAATCATGGAGCTTTCAAAGTCTTGTCCTTGGTATGACCATTTACTCATAGTATTGCATTTTTTAGTAATGGCAAGAGATTGTCTCTTACTTTATCTATACCATGTACTTTAATAGCATCTGATAAATCTTTCTCAAGATCAAGAATAACATAATTAAAACCATACTTAGATTTATATTTCTCAGCAGCTTTTATACCAGCCTCATCATTATCAAACAACACACATACTTTCTGATACTTAGGACTAATGTTGCTCATTATGTTCTCTGGTATCATAGTATTCTCACTGTCTGGTGCAATTGCTTCTGAATTACTAATCTTTAGTTTCTGATATGCCATCAGATCTTTAAGGGAAGATGTAATTATCAAATAAGGTTTATCAAACACTAATTGTTCTGTACCTTGTATATAATCTCTTACCTTGATAAATTTACTTTCTTTAACCTTTGGCTGATAGATCTTATAGAGTGTCCCGTCTTCTCTAAAATACCCGTAGATATAATTACCCTTGATAGTTATACTTGACACAACATCATTTTCATCTGTCTTTGTCATTATATAATATTCTAATGGAACAACATTATATCTAGATAACAATCTAGAACCAATGTGAAATCCCATCCAATATTTTTGATCAAGAGTATTCCAGTGCCGCATCTCATAATCAGTAACCTTAAATTTACTGTGTTGTTTATAAGACCTTATTGTGTTACAACCATTAGTTAAAACATACTGGT